TCATCCGTTGTTGGGACGAGCTTGTCTGCGTTCTTGATCCCTAGAACCTCAATCATTTGGCGGTGCAACTGGGGCAGGTCATAGATCTGTGGAGCTTGTGCTGCCAACTGGATCACAGCTTGATATTGCATGATCCGTTGCGCCATCGTGGAGCTATTGGGATCACTGACGGGGATCACTTCGACGATGTCGTAGTCGCCTTGTTTGGCTTTACGGTCTCCATCTTGCGGGTCGTAGTCATATTCTTTCGGGGTGTAGTCCCGAATGATGCTCTTGAGGAGTTTGAACTCCTGCTTCATTGAATAATGGACACGGGCTTGCACCGCACCCATTGTTTTTAAGGTGCGCTCTAAGAGAGCTAATGTTGTCCCTACAGGGGCGTTAGCGCTCATATCGGAGATGTTCATGTCCGAGATAGAGCCTAGTCTGCGTCCCTCGTTGGTAATGCGGTCGAGCAGGGTTAACAAGACATTGCTTGGCTCCTTGTAGGGAAGCGTCATCACGTTGTCTTTAATTCCGCCGGACGGAACATCTACGTCCCTAAACTCGCCGGGCTGGATTGGGGTGTCATCCCCTTTGATCCGCATGCCACGGGCTTTGAGTCCGCCGGGAAGATTTGAGAGAGTTCCGGCATCCACCAACTGACGAATCAGGGAAGTGCCTGCTCTTGCATATCCACCGATGATGTGGATCAAGCCCATGCCGTAGAAGCCAAAGCCGGGGATGTAGATGTAGTCTACAAAGTGCTGACGCTTGAGTTGCTTCTCATCCTCTGGATCCCAGTTACGGCGGATGGATAGAACTTCGCCTGTGCCACGCTCGATTGTGACAACGTATGGCAGGGCAATTCCTGTTGGATTTCCATCCTCATCTAAGTCCTCATCGCCTTCGATAACGAGGTCGGCGTGAATTTCTAGGATTTGGAAGCGGTCATCATCGCTGATCTTGTAGCCTTGTTGATCGGCTTTATGTTTCTCAATGTCTGTCTGGATGAAGACGGGTTCACCTAACTCAATGTCTCGGTAGAAACCCGACACTTGGAGCTTACGCATCTCATTCTTGGTCTTACGCATTACGTGGGTAACGCGCTCTGCCATGTTGAGATTGGAAGCGCCGTAAGGCACGATGAGGTCTTCTGCGGTAACAAAGATGGCTACTTGGCGGCCCAAGGATGGATCGTAGTAAACCTTCTTAAAGGCGGAGCCTGCTAGGCCGAGGGAGTAGAGGAGACGCTCATGCTCTGGGCGGTACTCTGGCATTTCCTCGGTCAGCTTGTAGTTCATGTCATCTCTGACACGCTCGGCTGCATCTTCCTTCATCTTATCGATAGCGCCGATGATCTCTGTTTTTACAGGCCCGGCGGCAGGGAATGTCTCCATGATGGACTCTGCTTGGAACCTGATCGCCGCCTCGGTGAGGATCGTCGAGAACACTCCGCACGCACCATTCCAAGGTTCAGTGCGTTCTTCATATTTCATGCCGAGTACTTCGAGTCCCTTGACGAAGGTGTCTGCCCATTCTTTTCTGGACATGATGTCGGCTTCCACTAACTCGATGAGTTCTCCTGAGAGCTGATTGAGTTGCCCCTCGTCCAAATCTTCGGCGAGGTTGGCGTTGAACTCATCGTCCATCTCACTGCCTGCCTCAAGGGTGATTTCGACTGAGCCGTCACTCAAGGTGACTGAATCTGGGTTTTCAATATCAATCTCAAGTGAATCGCCCCCTTCTTCAATTCCCGTTGGGGCTTGGTAGAGACCCTTATCCATTAAATTGCTTGCCATATTTATCCTCAGTAGTAGACCGCTTTGCGTTGACGGTAGATTGGTTCATCTTCTTCGTCCGAATCGATTGAAATAAACCCGCCTTGTCTAAAACGCAGCAATGCCTGCGAGGCCGAATCAACAAGGTCATCGTGATCTCCATTGGGAAACGAGGCTAATTCTTCAATTAACTCGTCAGCCCAGCGGGTATCAGGACACCATACGATGCCGGACGCAAACAGGTCAGAAATTGCGTTTACACGCGCTATCTTATCGTTTCCTTTGCTCGGCGTATACTCCGACAGCGGAATTCCTATTTTTCTAAGCTCGTAAATAAGCGGCGCACCAGCCGCTTTCTTCTCTACGATGAGCGTATCTGGATCCCACTGCTTCCACAACTCCATTGCCTTTTGCTTTAGCTCTGGAAACTCCATGCGCTGTTTAAACGAGTCCAAAACAATGATGTTTGGCTTAGAGGAGCCATTTTTGTCGTTGTGATAGAAGACTCCCCATGTAGTGCAGGCGGAGTAGTCGGCGCGGTTGTGCTTCTCAAAGGCGGTATCCCAAGACTGAATCAAATATTCGCAGGTCGGAGGGTCTTCTTGCTCCCAAATCTGCCATTGATCACGCTTAATGATCGCGCCTTCTTCTGAAGTGGGGTTCTGTTGGTACTGTGCCTCCCATTTAGAGACTGGAAGTTCAGCTTTTAGGGCTTCTAACTCTTCCTTTTTCCAGAAAGCAGGCCAGAGAGGCGTTCCAGAGGGCAAAATAGCTGGGAAATCAATAACTTCCCACTCATCTACGCCGTCTTTAGAGGAATTCTTGAGGATTTGTCCTGTTAAATCCCGCTTAGACCAGCGAGTCATAACAATAATAATGGCCCCGCCCGGCTGTAAACGCTGTCTAGGGCCAGATGTATACCACTCATAGACATTGTCATAGACGGCAGGGTTACCCTGTTTAGCCTCCTGCTCTGAGTGCGGGTCGTCAATGATCAATAGATCCGCACCCTTACCGGTAACTGCGCCGCCAACACCGATAGCAAAGTAATCTCCGCCCACGTCAGTGTTCCAGCGACCAGCAGCTTTCGAATCAGACGATAAAACCGTCGTAAAGACCCTTGAGTATGCGTCGGATGAGACTAGGTTCCTAACTTTGCGGCCAAACCCCACGGCCAATTCGGCAGTGTGTGCGGTCTGGATGATCTTCTTATGCGGGAACTTACCCAGAAACCACGCCGGAAGCAGATAACTAGCAAACTCTGACTTAGTGTGCCTTGGAGGCATGTTAATGATTAATCTTTTAAGCTCACCCTTGGCAACTCTCTCGAAGGCATCAGCCATGATCTTGTGGTGTTTACCCGATATAAAGACAGGCCACATGTGTTCCACGAAAGCGATAAAGGAGTCTTTACATCTATTGTCCCTGTCAGCTTCTAACAGCCTAATAATCTTCTTGCGGTCTTTCTCGGAGACCTTGTCGGCAATCTGTAAATACTCTTCAATTTCTTCTGGTGTAAGCATTACAGGGAAGCCATCTCTTTAGCCGACTTATCCACAAGCCGAATCGAATGGAACTTGTAGGGCTTCATCTCAATCAGCCCGTCGTCTTGCAGCTTATGGACAATCCTGTGAATATTGGACTTAGCCTTGAGTCCTAGACCCTTGGCTATTACTTCATAGGAAGGCGGTATCCCATGAATCTTCATGTACGCCTTTATAAAATCCAGAACTAATTGGCTGCGTTTTGTCACTTGATACTTAAAACTCTCTACTTGATACTTAAGAGTAGTTTAAACGCAAATACGAACGTTCGCAAGTGTTTAAACAAAAATATATATACCCCCGGTATAGCCAATTCAAAAAGCATAGGGGGGTGTTTCTGTGGTGGGAGAGAGATGAGAACGTTCTAATTGCAAAAGAGGGGTGGGGGGATGTATGGATTAGAGCGTATAGGCTGGCGGGTGGTCGCTTGCATACAGCGGGGGGTGGCGGGACGGTGGGTCTGCGCCATCGCCGTTTAAACGCACTACACCGCTCTGCTCTCCACGTCAGAGATACCAGTTGTCCTCTTGAGAGTGCGTAGGTACTTTGCTAGTTCACCCTTCAGTTGATCTGTACTGACGGTCTTATCGTCGCGTTGCTCTGCCTGTGTAAACATACCTGATGCTTTGCCCAGTAGTTCTAGGCACTTTATTTTCGAACCCTCTTGTTTGGCATTCTTACTATGTTCCAACAACTTCTTCATCACATACCGTTTTGTTGCAGTCATGTCTTCCACAAGATTCTCTGTAATCTCTCCCCACGCATCCTCCAACATGTCTTGCACCTTCGGATGTTTAAACAGCCTATTCGCATTGGCGCTGATGCCGTGATCACTTGAGTTGTCGTTTGGGTATGCGTCACGGTACGCCTGTTTCAGTGTCTTGCCATTCACCACGCCTATAACGAACGCTGTCTGAGATGCTGTCAACTGTCTATATCTATCACTTGTCACCACTGCTCCGTCTGCTCTTCGTCTTGGTGCGTCTGCTTGGAGTGCCGCCCGTTCCGCTTCGCTCAGTTCGGGGGTTTCATCGTTATCAACTTGATCAGCATCGTCGTTCTCTTCCAGTGCTTTGAGATACTCGTCCCTTGTAGTTCTTTCCATACATCACCCCCTTGTCGTTAACCTGAGACTTGCCGTTTAAACATACTGTCGTTTTGCAACAACTGTTCGCATATACAGCACTATAACAGTTATCCACAGGCAGTCAAGAAATTGTGGATAAGTAAAGTTGTCCACAGGCATTCTGTGGATTGCGTGGATAACTTATTAATACTAAACGTCTACAGATTGTCAGGAAGCCCCCTAAAATTCCTTGCCTATACCTACCCCGCCCAAATCACTTTAGACCCCTTCCTGACCCTTTAAATCGGTCACCCCCCACAAAAGTATTCATTCTGTCTTTTGATTGCTTTTGTATTACTGCTGTCTACCACTAATAAGAGCAGACAAAAACCCCTAAACTCATCCTAATTAATAACCCTACAACTTACTCAGGTAAATATCCCTCAGTTTGACTAGACAATAGTGTTTGATACAATCCACATCGGCAACATCGCCAAGCAACATAGGAATAGACAACATGACACAACTAGTAACACCATTGAGAGTTATCAATTACGCCAAGGGTTGGCTACAGACATGGCAAGAGTTTTTTGTGGAAAACCCCAGTGCTACCAATTGGCAAGATGTAGAGCGTTCAATGCGTGTATACCAATACGTTCACTGGTTGTTCGAGCGTGGCGGTGTTGCAGAGCAATACCAACTAGTGGACGCACTGACCGATGTTGGCAGTGAAAAGTGGGATGCACTGATATTGGAGATGTCAGAGACCGTTTAAGTTAACACCGTGATGCCCTTGCTGAGGGCATTGCAGTGGTAATTTCGCCACGCTATTGGAGTATCAAAATGGCAACATTCAAAGTAACGATGACATACGTAGGACGGCACACTTATGAGATTGAAGCGGGTAACGCTGATGATGCGGAACAAATTGCGCTACATGAAGTGGCACATTGTGCAGACTTTGAGAGCGGGTATTTTGAGGTTGACCTTGTTGCACACGCAGAGCCACAAGACTTAAGTTAATACCGTGATGCCCTTGCTGAGGGCATTGCAGTAGTAATTTTGCTACACAACTGGAGATCCATCCTATGACACTTATCCATCCAACTCGTGAGCAGTGGCTCACAACTGCCCACAATGAACTGCGTCCCGCCTTTGAGGTTGCGGGTGCAAAACTCCCTCCCAATATCCGTCTCACTTGCGGATTCCCCTCTGACGCTAGACGATCAGGTGCTATCGGTGAATGTTGGATCGACTCCGCATCCGCTGACAAAACCTACGAGATCCTCATCTCCCCTGTTATCGCTGACCCGAAAAAAGTATTCGAGGTTGTGATCCATGAGTTGTGCCATACCGCCAAGGGGTCATTCAATCACGGTGTCAACTTCCAAAAGATCGCTAGTGCCATGCTGTTAGAGCCTGTCAACCCCTCCAAGCGCAATGCATGGGGTGCGACCAAGTCTGCCAATGGTTTCGAGCAAGCCTACGGTGACATCATCGATTCACTGGGTGCATACCCCCATGCTGAGTTGTCATTCAACAATAAGAAAAAACAAGGCACTCGCATGCTGAAAGCCTACTGCCCATCATGTGGCTATACCGTGCGACTTACGTCCAAATGGGCATCGTACGGTCTCCCCACTTGCCCAGTCGATGGCGATCTCTTCACCGTTTAAACATAGGAATCACAACAATGTCCGCATCTACACGCACCGTAATTCGTACCGAAATCTCACGCATCCCCACTGCCGTTCGCAAGGGGGCATTGAATCTACTGGGTCATGGTACGAACCTCACCCCGATTCAAGAGATCGATACCCTCACCGACTACGTGATCGACAACTACCACTCACAGCCTGATGTGGGTATCGAAGCGATCCGCAAGTCAACTCCCTACCAACCAACCGCTCCATCGGGTGACCCCGCCCTTGGCGCACAGTTGGACGCTACCTCTGCCGTTGCATCACGAGCAGAGATTACCGCCCTCGACGCACTGCAAAAAGCCAACGATGTACGTGCGGATGCACTGAGTCAGATCAGCGCACTAGCAAGTGCGTTTGCCGACTCCCAAAAAGCATTGGGCAAAGTGCAATCCCGACTCGACTCTGCAGAGACCGCCATCGGGGCAGTCAACATCGATGACGATGCGATCACACGAGCAGTCAACAAGGTTGTCGCTGACGCATTCGCACCGTTCAAGACCGCAGTCGAGACAGCGGGGGTGCAAACCGCAGTCGCTGACCTCGCATCGGTCTACGTGACCGACACCAAGTCTGCCTTGGACGTGTTCGGTGTCGAGGTGCTAGACCCTAAAGGCAATCCTGTCATGGTGAACATTTGGAACGATCCATCTGCCCCCGCCATCGATCCCTACTTTGTGTGGACTGAGAAGGTCTTGCGTCACTTCCTCTTGGCTGACGTGACAGAGTCCCCTCTGTGGATGGGCGGTGACAAGGGTACAGGCAAGAGCGAGTCTGCTCGTAACTTTGCCGCTCGTACAGGTCGTGCGTTTAAACGCATAAACTTTAACAAGCAGACCCAAGTGGAAGACTTCATCGGTGCTACAGGCTATGACCCTGTCAACGGTACTAAGTTCGAGAAGAAAGACTTCCTCATGGGGTACACGCACCCCTCTACCGTCATTCTGTTAGATGAGCCAACGAATTTGCAAGCAGACATTATTGCGATTTTGAACGGTTTCCTCGAACCAAATAGTGCGGTGGCTTATGGTGGTCAGGTGCATAAGCGTGCCAATGGGGTGCTAGTGTTTGCCGCTGACAACACCTTGGGCAATGGCGATGAGAGCGGTCGCTATGGGGGTACAAAGTTGCAGAACTCTTCTTTCATTGATCGTTTTACTCAGATGATCCGCATGGAGTACCTATCTCTCGACGCTGAGATCGACGCTGTCACCCGCCACACTGGATGCACCAAGGATCTAGCCAAGCACGTACTCAAAGCGGTGCGTGTGGCACGTCAGAAGGTACAGAGTGCCGACATAGTGGACGCACCATCGATCCGCTCTGTAGTGGCATTCATCAAAGCACTAAAGGTCTTGCCTGTGAAGGATGCGTGGGACGTGGCTATCGCCAACCGCCAACCCTCAGAGTCTGCAACCGCACTCGAAGCAATTCGTGTGGCATGCATCGACGAGACATTCATCAGCAACAACATTTAATCGGGAGTACACAACATGAAAGCACGTTTAAACGGGGTCGAGTTTCGCCAAGCAATCGAACAGGCTACCCACAAAATCTGCAAGGAACTAGACCTTGCACCAGTGACCGTGGCATGGGACTCATGGACACCCACTGCCAAGATCAACAACCACGGTGACATTGTCTTGCACAACGTGCGTGACGATGCGGTGATCACCCGCCCTGTGTTCGAGCGTTATGTCGGGTTCATCTTGCATGAACTCTTGCACCGCAAGTACACCGACTTCCAAGTCGGACGTGAAGAGGTTCACTATGTCCGCTCACTGCACAACGCACTGGAAGACGCAATGATCGAACACCGTTGTATTGACGAGAAGTTGGTAGGCAATGCAGAGGGTCTGCTGTCCGCACTGATCGACGGCATGGTTGCTGAGTCTGCCACTCAGCCTGTCGATTGGACAGACCCTGTGCAGTACCCCTTTGTATTGGCTGTCTATGCACGCAAGCACGCATCACGCAAAGTGCCATTGGCTAACGGTCTGCGTCCGATATTCGACGTGGCACGCAACCGTCTTGCTACTGCTAAAACCAGTCAAGATACCTTGGACATTGCTGTATGGGTTGCCGATCAATTGAAGAGCATCCAACAACCCAACCCCAACCCTAAGCCACAGGGTGACGGTCAGGGCAAAGGTCAGGGTAAGGGCGAGGGTCAAGAGGGACAACCCGCTGACGGTCAACCCCAAGGCGAGGGGTCTGGAAAGGGCGAGAAGGGGTCTACAAGCCCCGATCAGGGCGAGGGTGAGGGTGAGGGTGCATCCGATGGTTCGGACGCTCCAGTGGGTGACGCCCAAAACCCGATGGACAACGAGGGCAACCTCCCCTACGCTCGTGAGGTCGAGCCAACCAACCAAGCCCCCGATGGTGCGGGTGCTGACGGTACGTACTCTAAGACTAGCGGTCTCACTGAGTCGCACTACCGTAATCAACGCCACTATGAGTTGAACGCTGACGTAAACGTGTCTGCCAAGTTACGGTTCGAGGTTCGTCGTTTGTTCGATAACACAGGCACAAGCGATCACCAAGTCGGACGCAAGTCAGGGTCGGTCAACGTGCGTACCTTGCACACCATCCCATCGGGCAATGACCGCCTGTTTAAACGCAGACTCGACGTTGACGGTATCGATTCCGCTGTCGTGATCGTGTTGGATGTATCGGGTTCGATGTTCAACTTCAAACGCAAGTTGTCACCTATACAGGCGGCTTTGAATGCCTGTGCATCACTGGTCGATGCGCTTAACTCTGCTCAAGTGCAGACAGCAGTGCTGACATTTGGATGCGAGACCGCTGTGCTGAAACCGTTCAACCTACCCGCCAAAAAGGCATTGGCTGTCATGCCCAACGTGATCTCAGGCGGCGGCACTAACGATTACTTTGCAGTGCGTTATGCCCATGAGATGTTGCACGCTGTAGATGCACAGCGCAAGATCTGCTTTGTGATCACCGATGGACGTGGCAGACCATCAGAAGTGCGTGATCAGGTCAAAGCGGGTGAGTCACTGGGCATCACAACGATAGGTGTCGGCATCATGTCTGACGTGACAGACATCTACAAAAATTCGGTGATCGTTCGCAAGGTGGAAGACCTTGGTGCTATCGCATTCAACAAAATCAAATTGGTTGCATAAGGGGTACAGCATGGAATACGAAATCAGACTCTACAAATTTCCCAATGGCACTGGTCAGTGGGAAATATGGGAATGCATCGATGGTGAGTGGGAGCAGATGTACGACGAGACGTACACATTCATCGACGATGAAGACTGCGCTAACCAACTGATGCACGCACAAGCGGGTCTGCGTTACTTGGAGGTCAACCATGTTTAAACAGATGGCAGGTGGTCAATGGTTCGTTCCTTCTGTTGTCGGGTCAAAGGGCAACACTGTGTGGACGCAAGACCCCACAGGTGGGTCGATGATCGTGGCAGATTGCTCTAGCAAAGCGATGCCAGTAGCAACGCAGAGGGCTAACGCACGGCTAATCACGTTTGCGCCTGACATGCTGTTAGTGCTTGAGGATATTGCCAAGCGTGGCTATGACGATCAGGCACGTAAGAACGTCAAGTTTTTAATGGAAAGGATGAGCCGTGAATAAATTTATTTCCCTCGTCTACATGGTTGCGCTCGTCGTGATCGTGTTGGATCTTTTAGTTTGGCGTGTATGACCGATGAAGAAGAAGAAAAAATAATGATGCAACTCTTCACAGAGTTAGCGTCAACGATAACCAAGGCGGGGCTAACCGATCCCGCCATCGATGCAGTCCTGATCAAGTTGGCGGTGCTACATGCGATTAATCGTATGGAGCGTCAGGACTTCTTAAACCAAGTGGGCTATGCGTGGAACTATGAAAAGTTCTTCCATCCCGAATCAAAAGAAATGCATTAACGTTTAAACAGGAGAGAAAAATATGGAAAAGCAGGAAATAGAAAATGTTTTGATGAAGACTGATCGCTTGGACGATGACTCAGTGGTCGTTAACTTTGACGTTGAGGACGAGGAGGGTGAGGTTATTGGGCAGAGCGGGTACGTCCACATTCGGCAAGAGGATGACCAATTTGTGGTGACCATCTTCAACGCTGAGGGGGATGTTATGTGCGAGATTAATACAACATACGAAGTAAAGGAGTGCTGAAATGAAAAAAGTAGAGAGACCGTCACCAAAAAATATACGCAAGGCATTTGGTGAACACCTGACAGTAAACGTAGATGGGTACGAGCAAACCGTGTGGGACATCATGGAGTGGGGTGGGCTGAGTGTTGCAATTGATTTCTTGCAAGACCATGTTCACAAGGGCGAAGGTGTTGGAGTAGTCAGCGATTATGAAGACCTAAGCGAAATGAGTGTAGAAGAATTAATACGTTTAAACGCACAGCAGGGAGAAACAAAATGAAATACTACATTGGTGAGGTACATGAGCGCAACGGTGATATGGAATACGACACAAAGTATTTATTTGCCACTGAGGGTGATCCCGATGAGCAGTCAAAGAGGGTGGCTATGGAGTGGCGTGGCGGTGATGAGAGTGATTGGGACGAAGACCAAGAGGGTTACTGGTCTGACTGTTCGCTGATCTTTGATAACGGTAGCAAAGAAATACCGAAAAAAGATTTTGATGTGTTGAAAAATTATTTGTCAGTTCTTTAAACAGGAGTAGAAAATGTTTGCAATTATTAAAACATTAGCGGGTTACATGGTAATGAATGCGGAGACAGGGGACTATGTCAACGATGAAAATGGGGACAACACCTTTGATGACATCAAGGACGCAGAGAGAATCCTCAACGCAATACAAATCCTTTCGGCACTGGGAAATAAACATACGACTAAAGATGTTTTGCAGTTGGTGTCAGCGTTGGAGAGTGCGATTCGTTTGGCACAAGAGAACGCACCTGACATGATCGATGACGAAAACTTCACTGACCGTTTAAACGCATTGCAGGGAGTGCTGGCTGATTGGAGCGACGCATGAAATTATTTAACTGCGATGGATATTGGGCTGACACAAAAGAGCGATTCAACAACATGATTGTGTCGGATGGTGAATGGGATGGTCTTGAAGATGCGAAGGACGAACGCATTTTCTACTACACCGATGGCGATCCTGTGATGGGTGACCACGGTGATTTTGTAATTGACAAAGCGGAGGAACTATGACAAATCTAACTGACCGTGAACGAGAGGCTGTGGTTGACTATCTGTTTGAATCAGAGACCGCCTACTTGGTGGAGTTAATCTTTGAATACATGCCCGAAGATATGCTAAAGGCTATGGGTGTCAGGCTAACTGAGGATGATGAATCCAATGATGGCGAAGATTAAAACCATAACCAACCGCAACCCCGTGTTCCTACAAACCGCTTACAAGTACGATGAGATCGTCAATCTACAGAATGACGAACGGTTTATTTGCGTGGGTGAAAAATACATTGCCTATGACGGCGTATGGAATGTTTACAAGATGACCAAGGGTCGAGTGCCTCGTCTGTGCGGTCGTTTTGCTTCTCTTCCGCGTGCCGTTTTCAGGGCAAGGCTTAGTGTTTAAACTTGTTTTCAGGTCTGCTGCTGGCTGCACAATCTGTTTAAACGCATATATTTTCCGCTGCCGAAGAAAAACTAAAGGAGAAGAAAGGGGGCTTGATGCCCCCTTTTTTTAGAACTGATCTAGGTTCTCTGAATACGTACCCGCTGTCTTGTTATAGAGAAGGGTCGTTTCACCTTGCGTACCCACCCACCGATACCTACACTTCCATACAGCGATTTCAACGCACTGCTCCGCACGATGGACGGTGATACCACAGTCGGTCTTAGCCCACCATGCCATTGATCCACTGATAGACATGCCGTCGGGTCGAGGTTGCTCCACCCCTGATCGATTGATCTTGGATGGGTGAGCGATGAACCAACAATGCACGTCATGGGCTTTGACGAACTTCTGTACCTTAGTCAGCATGGAACTTATCGCTTCTGTCTCCGTCGAGTTGGACTTGTCTAACTCTATGTAGTTGTAGGGATCGATGACCATACCCCGCACACCCATACGTTTAACCGCCACCCTCGCACGATCCAAGATGGACTCCAGTGTTGAGGGTTCTTCTCCGTTGGTGTCGATGAACAGGAAGTGTTCTTGCACCCATTTAAACGCATGCTCTTTCTCTGCTTCAGTCATGCGATCTTTGCCGTCAAAGAATCTTTTCTTGGTGTAAATCTCCATCAGGCGGGAGATGTGGATCTCAGGCTGATTCTCGAACGAACACACTGCAAACTTCCAGTCTGCTCCCCTCGCCAAATTGACCATGACCTGATCGATGAAGTTGGACTTGCCCGATGATGGATACCCAGTGACGACGGTCAACTGGCTAGGTGCTACGGTGTAAACGCTATCAACCGAAGCGTATCCCGTTGAGAAGCCTTTTCCCGTACCTTTCTGGTATAGATCGTTTAAACGGTCAAAGTAGATGCCCGCATCCGAGAGACCTGCGATTGGGTATGGGGTTGCTCCTTCGATGATGTCCTTTACTGCCGTATGCCGTGCTGGGTCATCAAGGAAGACTTCGTTTAAATCCTTTTTACCGAACTTGGCTATGCGACATTTGTCTTTGCCGATTCTTCTGGCGAGTTCTTCTGCCAGTGCCTGTCCCGCAGTGTCTTGATCCGTGGCTAGTACGATGTAGGGTGCGGCTTCAATGATCTCCCGCGCATTCCATACATAGGCAAACTTCTTATCCTCGCTGGGTAGCACCTTGCCATCTGCCACTTTAATTGGTGCGCCGCTTGGGACTGATACAACATTCTCTATACCGCATTCCATTACCGTCAGCGCATCTATCTCACCCTCAACAATGACTAGGGGTTTACCCTTCTCTACGAGATCAATGCCAAAGAAGTCGTGCGCCCCGCCTTGGTCTTGCGTGAAATCTTTCTCAGGGAATGATCTGTACTTAGCCGCAACCAACGCACCGCCTCTGTAATATGGGAATCCGATTGCGTCGGATGTCTTGCCCAACTTGCCAAAAAATTTATCGGCAGCGAAAAGTTTCATTTTGTCTGCTGTCTTTTGGGAAATACCCCGTTTAGACAGCCACGCATAGTGATGGTCTTGTAGTGCGTTGTTCACTATGGCGATGTTTGGTACTGCGGACAATTTACTCTCCCTGTGTTGTGCGTTAGGTTTTAAAAGCCCACTGGTTAGGCAGTGATGGCAGTGGTACATGACCGCACCGTTTGGTTTGCGGGTCAGCGTCATATCTTTTGAGTTGGGTTTCTTCCTGTCGGACGAGCATTCGGGACAGGCTATGCGGGCGTGTTCGTCAAAGGTTACGTGATCCAGATTCATGTTTAAACCCTCTCCATTACCAGCGGGGTTGCTTCGCCTACGTAAGCGCCTTCGATATTGAAGGAGATGTATTCGGATGCTTCCTCCTCGGTCATGCCATCTTCCATGAAGGCGAGGATTAATTGATCTCTGTCATAAACCGTGACGGGTGGCATGCCACAGCGGGTCGCTACCCCAATGACGCACTTATCTAATCTTTCGGGGTCAATGAACATGAGTTCTTCCCCGTATTCTTCTGCTATTTCGTGTCGGGTCATTTCATGCTCCCATCAGAATTACGCTTGAAACTGCGGTTCTTTGATGGGGCTTGCAATTTGATGCC